ATGGCAGGTCTGTAAAATCTTCACTATTTACATCATTAGTCGTTTCAAAAGCTTGTCCAACTACTTTATTTGTTGGTTGTGGTGGTGGCATATTTCCTGTTGAGTTAATTTTCCACCCTTGTAAATTTACATAAAACTTACCGTTATACTCTGAACCTCTCACGTTAACATCAACGGTTACTTCTTGTCCTACTTTGTAACTATCTAAAATACTACATTTGTCTTTCACAAAGTCAATAGCAACTTTTTGCGGATATTGCTCACTTGTTTCAACTACAATTTGTCTTTTGGTAAATCCGTTGTTACCTACTGTTTCTGTTTGTCCAATTAAATGGATTTTTCCAATGATTTGCATAATTATTTATTTAAAATTGTTGATTACTAGTTAAGTAAGATACAAATTCATCTCTTAATTTTGTAGCTTCTTCTATTCTTTTTTTGATTAATTCAATGCGTTCCTCATCTCTATCAATTATAATTTCGTGCCACATTTCACGACCTCTAAAAATAATGTAATTAAAGAAGTAACACCGTTTAGAATTAGTGCATAACATTTGCATTTGCATTTGGTCTAAATATCCTTTGTCGATTACTTCTTTACCTTGTGCAACTAACTTAAAAAACTTAGTAGAACGAGGGCATTTAATTTCTAGTATTTCATCGTTTCCAACTAATCCATCAGGACTAGAACCAGCATTATCTCCTAAAGGAAAAAATGTAGCTTCTTGAACGTCTAAAAAATCAAATTCTTTTAATTCTTTAAATTTACGAAAAGCAATAGGTTCTAATTCTGTACCACGTTTCATATCAAACGTTTCAAAATTTTCTTCTTCATCAACACCATAAACTAATTCGGTTGCCTTTTCAAAAGCGTAATTTTCTCCCGTTAACCCTAATCCTTTAACTCCTAAAAGTTCGCCAATTCGGGACGCAGTAAATCTGCCCTCCCGAACCGCAAACCATTCTTTAGACCTTTGCTTCATAAGTCAAATATTTTTGATACACATCTTCGGATAAAGTGTATAATTTTTCGATTTGTTCTTTAGTTGCGTTTGCTTTTTTTGCTTTATCAAAATTAGCTTCTGTAAACAGCTGTTTTTCTACTGGCTTAACTTTAGGTTGTATTGGTCTAATTCTAACTCCTTGCGTTGTCACCCCTTTCATTTGAACGTTATCATCTACATAAAGTTCAATCATTTGATTGCTCCAATCTTCAACCATAGGACTGCCCGTAAATAAACGCATTTGTTTTGAGTTGGTTGCATTTAATACCATTGGTTTAATAGGCTCGACAAAGTATGCTATATTTGCATCTATCTTTTTACCCGCAACTTTTGCTCCGTGTTCTTGTTTAACCTCTTTTATTGTAAAAATTAAAGGTTTACCTTGTTCAATAAAATCTTCTAAATCAGCACTTCCTAAGTGGTCTGATTTGAATACATTTCTGTAATGGTGCTTTTGTTCTTTCATAATTAATTTAGTAAAAAAACCTTGACTTAAATCCGTTAGGTCAGTAACGGCAAAGTCAAGGTAGATTATAATATTGTTTCAATCCCTGACCGAATTGTTAAGCAAATATACAAATTATTTCTTAGGTTGTTGTTTTTCGAGTGTTAAAATTTTGAAATAAAGTGAATTAATACGCTCCGAATTCACGCCCCGTAAGTAGTAAAAGTTCATTACTCGTTTGATTCTCGTGATAGGCTTGAGTTTTGATTTCATAAAAATAGTTTTTGTTGTGAAACGTGGTTTTTTACTCGTTGGATTCCTTTGTCGTAGTACTCTTTGTCAAGTTCGCACCCTACTAATTCAAACCCGTAATCGTGACACGCTATTGCGATTGACATTGAGCCTAAATGAGTGTCGAGTATTTTGAAGCCTTCTTCTGCATTATTCATTAACAACCATTCATATAATTGAATTGGCTTTTGTGTTGGATGTATTTTGTTTTGTTCTTTCAAAACAGACAAACTCCACATTTTTGCAGGTTTTTGAATACTACTCCAAGCCATTTCGCACATTGCTAAACTAAAATCGTGAGGTTGTTTTTTGTCCCAAATAAAAAAACCTCTACTCGGTGGTAAATCAAAATAATTTCCACCCCAAATAATCTGATTTTTTGAAACTCTGAATAATTCATTAAAATATTCTTTTGTTGGTATTGCACTATCCCAATCCTTTTTTTGATGTTGTTGTCTTACAGGATTACTGCTTATTCCAATCCCATAAGGCGGGTCAACAATAGCTAAGTCAAAATAGTTATCAGGATAACGCTTCATCAACTCCATATTATCGCAGTTGTACAATTCAATCTTATCTGTTACTTTCATACCTCACTATTTTGCATTAACTCCCAAAACGATTTTTTACCCGCATTTCTGCAACTAAGTAAACTATCTTTATCCACATCTTCGATAAATTCAAAGTTTTCGATTAAGATGTTCGCTAAACGTTTTGAGGGTTTCTTTAGTGCAATCCATACTTTAACGGGTGTTTTAGTTGGATTCTCATAACGCTTTATAGTTTCTAAGGCGTTGTGGTATTCTTTTAGTGTTGGTTTCATTTTTTATATCTGTTTAGTTTACTAGCGATAACCACAAAGTCACCTACTATATTAAAATTCCTTTGAGCTATTCCCATTTGTTTGCCTACTTTAGTTTTTAAATCCATTAATGAATCTACACCTTTTAAACGGTGTTTCTGCTCTAAAGTGTATTTCATGCCGTTAACCCTATAAAGATAATATTAAGCACGATGTAAAATACAATTCCCATGATGATAATTCCAAATTCTGATTCGGATAGTCTAAGTATTAGTTGTTCTATTTTGTTTCGCATAACTTTTGTATTAATTTAGTTTCATTTTCCATAATTGGCAAATCAAAATCTGATAGGTTAATAGCTCGTTTTGTGTCAATCTTAGGCAAATCTTCAACTATTGATATAAACCGCTTTAAATCGATTTCCTTTGCTATTTGGTGGGATGTTTTCATGTTACTTAGTTTTTAAAAATTTATTTAATTTTGTTGATAGTCCGTTGTCGGTTGTGTTGAAATAGTCCGCTATTTCTTGCAATAAAGCCTTTTGAGAGTTGTATTTGTGTTTAAGGTTCAAATACAAGTTTGCTAAATCTTCGTTGTCTTTTAGCGTTTGTGCGTCACTCTCTGAAATGTTGTAGCTTTCAATGATAATTTCAACTTCGGTTAATTCCGTTTCGTTGTCTGCAAGTGGGTTGATGTTGTTTAGGTTTGGCATGATTTTTAGTTTTTTAATTCGTTAATATCAACTTCAATAGTTCTTTTGTTTAATCTAATTTTTAACTTACCGCCAAAGTTTAAAGTTTCCCAAAAAATAAATTGACATTTAATTCCTTTCCAAAAAATAGGTGCTGATTGATTTAATTGTGTTTTCATAATATTTGTTATTTGATTACCATACAAACGTACAAATAACTAATTATGTTTGCAAATCTTTTCGATGAAATGCATAAATAATCGATTAAGTGTTAGTTTTAAAACAATTTTTGTTGTGATACATGATTTTTAACTCGTTGTATTCCTTTGTCGTAGTACTCTTTGTCAAGTTCGCACCCTACTAATTCAAACCCGTAATCGTGACAAGCTATTGCGATTGACATTGAACCTAAATGGGTATCTAAAATCAAATCGTTTGGCTTTGCGTATTTGTGAAGTAACCAATCGTATAACTTAACAGGCTTTTGAGTTGGGTGAAAAACTTTGTCAGTTCCTTTTGCCATAAATCCTTTATCCAATCCGTGACACCTTGAAAATGTTTTAATACTTACGTCAAAAGAAGTCCACATTAATTCGTTATTTACACTCGTAACTCCTTCGCCTTGTTTATCCCAAACAATCCACCCTCTACTAACTGGCAGTTTTTCAGCAAAATAATTCCCACCACAAACGATTTGATTTTTTGATACCCTTAATAACTCATTCCAATATTCATTTTCAGGTCTAAATTTATCCCACCTTTTTTCGTTGTATAATTGTGCAAATTTATTGCCTTTGTTTAAGCTACTTGTTGTGCTTATTTTGCTATCTATCCCATAAGGCGGGTCAACTATTGCTAAATCAAAATAATTATCAGGATAACGAGCCATTAATTCCATATTATCGCAGTTGTACAATTCAATCTTATCTGTTACTTTCATTTCACTAACTGTTTATAACCTATCACACCTCCAACAACACCAACACCAAAGTAAAACCATTTATTTACCTTTTTGCGTTTGACTTCTTTTTGTAGTGCGGTTTTCAAATCTGAAATAGTTTTTTCCGCCTGTAGCATTGCTAGATCCTGTTTAGCTATTATATCGTCACGCTTTTGTATTTCCGCAATCGATTCTTTTACAAGTTGTCGGAAGTGATTTGTGATTATTTCGTACTGCTCCAAAGAATTGGTTAAGATTTCATTCTCTTTCTGATTATAATCACAGTTGATTAACCCCGATATTAATTGTGTGGTAATTTGCCTATTTAGGTAAATGCCCGTTTCTTTTTGCCCATTCTGTGACGAACTTAGCCATGTCATCGTCAGAAAGATTGCTGATAGAATTAATTTTTTCATTTCTTAGTTTGTTGTTTTCGTCAATTAATTGTTTAATTTTCTTGTCTTGATATTCTAATTCTAAATCTTTCGATTGTAATTCATCGGTTAAATCTTCTACCGGTGTTAAATCCTCTTTAGATTGTTTAATTTTGCCTTTGATTTCTGATAGCTCTAATTCGTTTTCTTTTAGCTTTTCATAATCAGTATGGGTAAAAGTAAAATAACCGATTACAAAGCCTATAA